AGTAGGTTACAGAGCGTTAAGAGGAAATACAAGCGGAAGTGTCAACGTAGCAATGGGTACTTTGGCTGCCACAAATACAACAACAGGTGTTTGGAATACTGCAATAGGTAGTTATACTTTGCGTTCTAATACTACAGGTGGTTACAACACCGCTATTGGTGGTTACGCATTAGACAGTAACACTGGCTCATACAACACAGCAGTTGGATACCAAGCGGCATTTAACAATACTAGTTCAGTAGAGTTAACTGCAATAGGTTATTTTGCATTGAGATCAAATACAACAGGGGGTCAAAATACTGCGGTTGGTTCGAACGCTTTGTACTCTAACACAACTGGCAATACCAATTCCGCTTTAGGTTACAACACTTTATACAACAATACGATAGGAACTAACAATTCCGCTGTAGGAAATCTTGCTTTATTCTCTAACACAACAGGAAATACTAACTCCGCTTTTGGATATTTATCACTAACTACAAACACAACAGGTTCTAATAATGTTGCAATAGGCGTTGGAGCATTGAGATTAAATACAACAGGCGGAGTAAATACGGCAGTCGGTGTAAATTCTTTACAAGCGAATACAACAGGAATAGAAAATGCTGCATTCGGAGTAGATTCTTTACGTTCTAATACGACAGGAAGTTCAAACACTTCAGTTGGAGCAAATGCTTTATTTTCTAGTACAGCATCCAACAACACTGCCATAGGATATCAAGCAGGACAAGCAGGAGTCGCCAACACCACAGGAGCAAACAATATATTTATAGGATACCAATCAACTGGGGTCTCAGCAACTGAATCAAATAGAACTTGGATAGGTAACTCATCAACTACATCTACTTGGTTAGCAGGTAATGTATTGATCGGAACCACTACTGATGCTGGGTATAAGTTGGATGTGAATGGTACTGCAAGAGTAAAGGGAACAGGTACAACAAGTGCGACCACCGCCTTCTTAGTTCAAAATAGTGGCACAACTGTTACTCCATTAAAAACCACAGATGATGGAACTGCTTATATAGGTTGGGATAGCACAGGAGATTTTAATAGTTCTTTTAGTTCAAATGGAACTGTAAGTATTGGTAGATATGGAAATGCATTAGCTTATTACGGAAATACAACTCGTTTAGCAGGACAAACGTGGAAATTTACAACATATAATATGTATTGGGGTTCTTCTCCAAATGAATCATCTATCTGGACAGATGGTAGAGTATCATTAGGTACCTATACACCTGTTCCTTCTGCTATGTTGAGCATGACCTCTACAACGCTAGGATTCCTACAACCCCGAATGACCAACGCTCAGGTGTTAGCAATCACTACGCCTGCAACTGGTCTTCAAGCATACGACACCACAAACAATAAAAACTTAGTATACAACGGAACTCTTTGGCAGAACATAGCAACTGAAAGTTGGGTCTCAGCACAAGGCTATACTAACAATACAGGAACAGTAACCTCAGTAGCAACAGGCACAGGACTGACTGGAGGAACAATTACTGGTAGTGGAACTATATCTCTAGCTAACACCGCTGTAACAGCAGGTGCTTATACAAACGCAAACATTACCGTAGACGCACAGGGAAGAATCACCGCTGCTTCTAATGGAAGTGGAGGTGGAGGTTCTACAAGTACGACAAGTATAGGTGCTACTTCTAGTAGTAATGTGTACAGTTCTGCTTCAGTTGTTGGACATATGAAGTTTGAGTATTGGTCAACCAATAACCCAGCCTCAGGTAAACAAGAGACAGGTGTTTTGTATGTTACTTACTACCCAGGCCCTCCAGGTGGATTTAACTATTGGCTAGATGTTCAAACAACAACCCCCGACAGTACTGCTCCTTTGAGTTTTACTATTACAGGAGGTCCCACCTTGGATATTAACATAACTAACCCGAATCCATACGGTGTGGACATTACTTATAAAATTACTACTTTTTAATTTTAAGCATTATATTTGAAGTATGATTAAGATTCAAGATGTCGTTGTACCAACCAAAGGAACTGCAAAGTACTTCAATATTATTGCGTTAAACTTTCCAATGAATCCACCTTCTGTTACTTTTTACTGGCAGATATTCTCTGAAGTAGAAGATGAAGAAGAACAAGTTAAAGCTGGTAGCTCATTGATGGATGGTAACTTAACTATGAATGAAGAAGAGTATAACCTATGGGCTGCTGACGATAGCTACGTAGTGAATTGGGCATTAGCACAACTTAACTTTGTAAAATCAATTAACTAAAATTAACTAAAATTAACTAAAATTAACTATTAATATGTCTATCAAAACAATCAACCTAAACAATCCTTTAACCGACTTAGATGGTAAGGAGATTCCAGATTCCAACATTGGAAAGATCGTAGCTCAAATGCTTGTAACTGCAACTAAAGGAGATGCTCTCAAGTTTATGGCTTGGGCTCTTAAACTACATGCTGGTGAAAGTATTGAAATTGATCCTAGTGACTTGGAAACTCTCAAGAGTTTCATAAAAGAGCATGAACAGTTGACTATTCTTTCTAAAGCACAAATTCTGCAGTGCATTGATTAAATTTATCTAAGAGCCATAGTTAGTTTAGTATCTTCCTACGGTCACTGTTCTAACCCTCACCAACTTGGTGGGGGTTTTTTTATGCGTCGGGTAAATCTTTTAGGTATAATACCTTTGGCTGATCTACGTGTTCTGTGAAGACAACCTGTAAGCCCTCTATACAGAGTATCTTTACTTCAAAGATGATGTCTTCGGACACGTCGTCAATTAGCTTGAAGAGTTCTTTAATAAGAACTACATACTGTTCTTTAGTTAAAAGAATAGCATTAGGGTAGATACCCTTTTGTCTCTTTAACCCTGCATCTTTCTCAGACTCTAGGTAATAAGAATTGATTGCTTGTTGTACTTCATATAAGTTCATAACAGTAAATATTACTGCACCTTATACTTAGTATAGTCTGTGGTATTAGGTGCTTCGTTTGCAAAGTAATACACTTCTTTTTTATTTCCAAACTTTATGGTCTTATAAAAGGCAGTAGGTATAGTTGCACCTGTTGGTAGCTTAGCTGCCTTAGGGCCATAAATCACCCTTATCTCTACTTCTACTTTACTTGTCTTAGCCAACTCTCTCTCATATGCCTCAAGTAATCTCCACGCACCTCTGTTAAGTTTCTCGTGTTGTAAGATACAATTCAAGTAAGAGAAGGTCTGCCACAGAGTTTCTCTAGTACAGTTAAAGTCAGCTGCTGGTGCACAATGTCCTTTGTCCCATACATTTCCTTCGTAGTCTTTTCCGTCTGAGGTCTTAACACTATCGTTAGTGTAGAAGTCCATTCCTTTACGAGGATAAGAACCTGTAGGGCATTGTACTGTGTACCATACACGTTTAGGTTGTTGAAGGACTTCAGAATAAACACAAGAGTAAATAGGAGTTTTAATTAACACACTGTCTCTCTGTGAGTATACAGTAAGAGAATAGAGACAAAGAAGGAGTATTATAAGTTTTTTCATGGTTATAAGATAAGACTAAAGATAGCAAGAATAGACATACCTAAGAATCCGTACTTGTACATCTTCATCTCAAGATTCTTGCGGTCTATCACACGATTAAGTCTAGTTACTTCTTTCTTTGACTCTTCTACCATAACCTGATAGTTAGGAACAATAGAATCCCTATACAAATTAATTTGCTGACTGTCTAAATGAATTACGTTCTTGAGAACAACTACTCTCTCTCTGGCTTTGATACCTTTGAGGAATTCGTTATTCAACTCCTTTAGCGGTAAGCTGTCTAGAGATTGTGAGTAAGAACTTTGTGCCGTCAATATCAGGCATAGTGTCAAGAGCAATCTGAATAGTATCATACTTGAGGTTGATTTTTTCATAGTAACTAAATTGTTCATGTTTAAGTGTAGATAACGAGTCTACTCTACTGAGGAAACTTTCGTTGCGTTTCTCCATAGAGTCCATGTAAGACATAAATTTCTCTTCACTACCGCTACTTAAGCTTTGTCTTTCCCATAACAAAAAAGCTACTGTGATTAGTAGTAGCCCTATAACAATAACTTCAATCTTGTTTTTCATTTACTTTATGTTGGTCGATTTTATCTAAGATTAACTGCAGTAACTCATTTTTAATTAACCCTGCTCTGGCTGCGTTCTTGAGTGCACTTATAAGCTGAAAGAGAATAAAGGGAGCACAGATAGTCTCACTTAGCCAGAAAGTACCTTCAAAGCCCTTCTCAATCATCAAGATACCTGTAAGCATAAATACCCACACCATTAAAGTTTTAAGCACGCTAAGAGCTTTATTCGTTTTAAAGCCTTCCATCTTAGTTCCTGCCCATACCCCAAAGAATCCATCTATAAACACAACAGCAACTACAGCTAAGTACTGTTCAGCATTATCTGCTCCTAGATTAAGGAAGTAAGTTCCTAAGAAAGCTAAGATAGTTGTACCTGTGTATAAGAGGAAAGAGGTCTTCATTATTCAGTAGGGGGGAATGGTGGGGGTGGTGGTGGGATGTATTCGGCTTGGGGTAAATCGAACAACCACATAAATTCAGTATTCTCAAACGCTTCTTTGTCTTGTTCATTGCCAAAAAAGAACCAATTGCCGTTTATGTCTTGAACGCAGTTGATAAATTGATAAGGGTTGATATATTGACCTTGTATCAAATCCTTTTGTTCGGGTGTAAGTGTGTAACCTATCATACTTCGCGATTTAAAGTGTCTTGAAATGCTTGTACTGCGGTGTAAAGATTGGATAAATTTGTTGTTGTTAAACCATCAGCTACAAATCCAAATGCGTTTTCTCTATCTTCTGCATTTGCCTGTGTCCCTTTTCCAAAAACAAAATTTTTAGAAGTCAGTGAACCGCTTGATGAAGATGAAAAAGTGGAAATTGACGAATTTAATTGAATATATTTTGTTGTAGTTGCAATTCTCGACATCGCGTTCAAGCCTCGACAATCGCTAACCGCTCCCCCATCGTTACCACCGTCAAACAAATATCCGTATTTATTACCGTCTGTGTATCTTATATAAAATTCATTGATTGGGCTTGTTGCACCTCCAAAACCCCAACCAAAAGACCCAATACTTAATGAATTTGTACGGCAATAATAACCATAACTAATATCATTAATTGAGTTCATTATATTCAAATTTAATGTAGTATCAAAATACGCACTTGTGCCATTTGGCGTTACCCCCGTACTTGCAAAAGTCCAACCCGTACTGAAACTACCCGTAAAACTTGCACTCTTTAAGTTCTGCGCACACGCTGCGGCACTTGCCCCAACCATTGGATAAATGGCTTTCATAGGTGTCCAAAGTGAATTGGCTTTTAAGTCTAATACAAGTTGATTAGTTGCATCTTTTTCGGTGGTGGATAGTGTTCCTCCGGCCGTTGTTACGCGGTCAAAGAATGCCTGAGCATCTGCGTCATAAGTAGGACCGAACCCAGCCTTATTAAATCCAAAAAACGATGGTATCGCGAACATATTACAAAGATGTGTCTCCGCCTAAAATTGCCAATACGTTGGTGTACTTGATGATGCTCACCACTGAGTACTGCCCGTTGTTCTTGCCATGACCCTGTCTGTTGCCGATCACCAGTCCACCCGTACCTGCAATGGTAGAAATCGCAGCGTCCAACTGAATGAGCGTTACGTTAAAGCCATTGGGTAATGATGCGTCAAATGTGATCGTCAAAGCGCCTGTCAATGCAATTACGCTTGAGTTGTATGTAGAAGCATTGGCCGAGTTAAGAGTTAAGTTCGCAGAAGTACTCGCTGTATTTGGCATGAAGTTCTGAAGAACTTGAGCGTTTAAATTCGTAGGGATCCTAGCCGCAGCAAGGACACCACTAGAGATGTTTGCAGCATTGGTAGTGTCTGCGTTTGCTACGTTGCCAAGTCCAACAGCCGTCTTGTCAAGTGTTTGAAACGTCTTGTCTCCCCTGTAGTACTGTGAGGTAGTTCCTGCAGTGATCTGGTCCTGCTTTCCGTTGAACGTGCTCCAGTCAGTGCTTGTAAGAGCGCCCCTGTTGGATGCAGATGCATTGGGAACGTTCAATGTGATGACAGGCGTAGTTGTGCTGTTAGCAACACTAGAACTTAAATCTGTACCTGTAGTGCCTAGAGTAAGTGCCGATACGTTAGTAACTGTTCCACTTCCTCCACCGCCACCGCCTGTAGCGTTAATAGTTACAACTCCTGTTCCCCCTGCTGGAGAAATGGTAATGTTTGTTCCTGCTACAATCTGAGATACGCCACTTGCACCACCACCACTATACTGTGGGATATTTAATGTACCACCAACCAATGTGGCAGCGCCACTAGTACCGGTTGTGGTCAATGTTAATGTTTGCTGTTTGCCGCCAAGTTGCGTCTGGATGTTATCCGTCAACCCATTTAGATAGTCAAACTCAGCATTACTGATTAATCCCGTGCTAATTTTAGCAGCATCTATACCAGTGGGCAAATCACTAGCAGTTAAGTCAGCCCCTGCTGTAACTAGTCCTTTTGCATCGTACGTGATCTTTGTCTTGGTGGCTCCTGTAATTGCAGCGTTCTCATCCACTTTCAAATCCAATGCAGTTTGAGTTGCAGTTGAGACAGGTTTATTTGCATCTGATGTATTAGAAACGTTATCTAATGCTAATGCAACCTTCAGTTGACTTGGAGCTACTTTCTTTGTCTCTCCTACACCTGCTGCTACACTAACATCTACAATTGGTATCATGTCATTGCTGACATCAATACCTCCAATCAGAGCTAGTTCGGTTATTTTTTGATTTGCCATGATTATACCTTAACTGTAGTTATAATTTGATCTCCTGATTGTAATAACAAGAAGTCTCCATCTTGCTTAGTCAACAAGCCAGTAGTTAAAACAACTGGTTTAGTGTTCCTTTTAAGGATACTTATGAATATACCAATCATTACTTGTACGCAATTACACTACCTGAAGAGATAGCAAAACCAGTAATTAGTCCTCCAGGGATAAATGCCCCCTGAACAAAAGTTACACCACTCATACCATTGTTAGACAACTCAGAAGCACCATTGACAAGAAATTCTGTGAATACAGTATCTTCTTGTACTACTAGTGCATTGTAGCGTACGTTTGATACAGTACCTGTGCCGTGGCGTTTAAAGCCTCCAGAGCCTACAGAAAGTCCAGTGTGTGCTGAAATCGCTCTCAAGCGTTTTCCTTGTTCGTTTACTTGTTGATAATTATCCATTTTCTTTCGTTATTAAAACCGACTTGCGTCCGACATTACAAATTTAAGTTTATTTATAAATAAGTCAAGTAGTTAATCAGGGTCACTAAAAGAACTATCTTCTACGGGTTCTAGTTCTCTTAGTTGGCTTTTAAGAGTTCTTATCAAGTCTCTAGTGTATCTCTTTTCTCTACTTATAGATTCTTCGTAACTTTCACTCTTCTCAGCTTCAGGGATACTCATTCCAGGCATGGCTACTTTTAATAACTTATCTAGTACTTTGCGTGACTCTTGTCCTTCCTTTGCTGCTATTTTCTTTTCTTCTTCGTAGTTACGGATGACATAGTTCTTGTCTTGCATTTCTACCTTAGCTAGTCGTCTTTCTGCCCACTCTAAAAGATTAGTTCTAAACTCTTGTATGTTCTCGGACTTCAAAGCAGTCAAGTCGCCAGCTTCGTACTTTTCTATATTCCCTAAGTCCCTAGCCAATAAGTCTTTTTGTAATTCTTGGATCTTTTTATCGTTCTGTACATAGTCTCCCAAAGGATCTTTGAGTCCAAGCATAGGACTTAGTTTAAGTATGTCTTGTACACGTTTCTTAGGTTCGGTAAATGGCTTTAATCCTAGTTCTACTCCATAAACTTTAAGTAAAACTGCTTGCCATCTCTGTAATCCTGCCGTTGGCTTTGGTGTATTTACCACACTCTTACCTCCTATACCACCTCTACGTTGTTCATAGTACTCTCCAAAAGGATCTGTTACGTTTTTCCAATCAAATACAGCTTCATAGATTTGGTCATAGCTTCTCATCTGTTGTCCAAACACAGTATACAAGCCATGTTTAACTACACTAGATACACCTTCTCTATCTTCCCCTGGTTTGTCTAGAGGTCTGCGGAAGAATGTCTTATAAATATAATTACTAGGAGCTAGTATAGGATGTAAGCTGATATACTCGTCATAAGTACCCAATGCAATTAACGCAAGTAAGGATAGTACTTTATCTTCTCCGTCACCTCCTGATAGATTTGCAAGTACCATTCCAATCAAAGAGTAAGAAAGCAAATGTAACCCCAATGCATTGCCAGTATCTCTAACTATTCTTTCGTACTTTTCTTTCTCAAGGGCAGTACTTCCCAGATTGGTTCTTTCTCTATTAGATAAGTATTGAAGCTTCCGTACGATTGCTTTACCTCCTGCCCTATAAAAACCTTCTTCTATGTTTCCAGTATATAAACTTAGTCTTTGTTTCCCGTAGTTTGTCTGTAGTAAAGGTTGTAACCACCTTTTCATACTAAAGACAAAAGACGTGAATATATTACCCTCATAGAAAGAACGAGTTCTTGTAAAGTAGTTACCCTGTGTACTAGTGTAGAGTTCGTGTATTTGGTCTCTTAAATACTGTTCTACTTGACGTAGCTTTTCTCTTTTTACCTTATTAGAATCTTCTAGTGACTTGATCTTTGTATCTTGTTTTTTAAGTAAGTCATTTAGAGCAATCTTTTGTGGGGTAGACAAGCGGTCATAGCTTGATACCTGTGCTGAGGATAAATAATTGTTTAGGATTTGTTGGCGTTCTACTATCAAACTCCTCATAGCATTTTGCTCCAAACCAAACACACCGTCTTTAGGCACAAGCATACCATTTATTACATCGTAAGCATCTTCTAATTTAATCTGTACTTCCTGCCCATTAACCATCATAGGTACGGTCATACGTGCCATCAATGCTTCGTAGATGGGAATTGTAGATGCCATCTCCGTATATCCAAATATCTGAGAACTAAAGTTGTTTAGATTTATGTACTTATAGATATTACGTTGGTGTACGTTACCAGCCATTGAAGTTGGATTTGCACTAGGTACAGCTCTAAAATACATTAGTTTTAATGCATAGTCATTGTACTTACGAGAACCATTCTCTAATTGCATTAAACTTCTGTGACTTTGCATTCCCTTCCACCAAGCCTTTAACAATTCCTTACGTGTAAGACCATACTTGTTCTTAGACAACATAATCTTTAAGAAGTTATTAAAGACGTTTTTAAACAGACGCATAAAGTTAAATACCAATGCTCTAGTCTGTGTGAACCTAAACATTCGTCTAAATACCCTAGCGGCAATCTTTAGGTATTTGTTGTCTGGATTGCTTACTTCACCTCCGTAAAAGAATCTGTTTACTTCGTTGTCAATAACTTGTAAGTCCTCCTTAGGAGTTTTTCCTTCTAGGGCTTCTCTAGCGGCAAAGATTGCAGGCATAGCTTTTTGTAAACCTTGGAACTCTGCAGCGTATACTCCATAATTAGCTAGAGATTGAGTCAACAGGTGGGATACTTGATTGACATTTACAGGTTGTTTGTATCTAGTTTTAATTAATTGTACTTTACGACCTTTACCACGACTCTCTGCGTTCTTATTAGCTTGGATAATACTACTGTCTACTTCATCTAAAGTTTCTCCAGGTAATCCTTCCCTCCACAATAGTTTAATACTGTCAAAGAAAGTATGGAATCTCTTTTTAATGTTTGTTTCAGTTACTCTTTCTTGACCACTTTTGACTGCGTTTGGTACTACATAACCTCTAAGTCTTTGACTTGCAGGGAGTTTTCTTTGAATGTCTTCATACAAACCTACCAAATCTCCTACCAACGCTTTGTCTTCATTGTTTAACTTTTCGTAGTCTGGGTTATTATATTTACCGTCAGTAGTTTCTTTGGGTCTTAAATCCCCTAAGAAGTTATAGTCTTTGTTTTTGTACTCGTCTCTTACCCTAGGGATAGTCCACTCAAAGCTAGGATTCTCTTGTCTAATATATTTAGAGTCAGAAGGAATGGTCTTAGTCCAAATATATATAGGGCGTTCTGTTACATCTTCAAACTCTTCTCCCGAATCTTTATCAAATCTTTTGCGTACTATGCTAATGTGATTGGCTTTATACCAGTCAGTGTCAAGCATACGTTTATTGACTTCATTAGAATAAAGAACACTATAGTAAGCATCTATTAAATTCTTTCTGTAGATAGCAGATTTAAGGTCTGTTAAAGTTTGAGCTGTAGGCAACTCGTCTAATGCACTAGGGTCTGAAAAGATACCAACGTCTAAATGGTTGCCATCAGTTTCAATAAAGTGGTCTGCCATCTTTTCAGCCTTGGTTTGCATTTCTGCAAGTAAAACTGTCTCAGTAGCGAGTTGACCTCTAATGTTTCTCTTGACACTTTCTACT